AACAACTTAATGAAAACTCAACCAAGTTACAGGAGGCCAATAATGCCATTACTGAAAAACAGTCTAGTCTTGATCGTGCTATTCGTGCTGGTAGGGTGCGCCTCCCGTCCACAAGTTGCGTTCAAACCAGTTCAAGTCCCACCCCTGCCAGCGGAGATAGCCCAAAAGCGGGAAGCGAATCTGACACAGAGACTCTCCGACTTATTGCTCAAATCGCCGCAGACGGAGACAAAGCCATCAATCAACTCAACGCCTGTATCTCAGCCTACGAAGCCGTAAGGAGCCAAGTAAATGACAGTAAACGCTGAACAACTAAAACAACTCCATATTGGTGCGGAGTGGGTGGATGCTTTGAATGAGACATTCTCACGCTTTAACATTGCCACAAAGAATCAAAAGGCTATGTTTATCGGTCAATGTAGCCATGAGTGCGGTAACTTCCGCATCCTTGAGGAAAACCTGAACTATCGTGCGGCAACACTAATGAAGTTATGGCCTAAACGCTTCCCTACTTTGGAGAAAGCCAATGAATATGGTGGAAATCCTAAGAAGATCGCAAATATGGTCTATTCTTCTCGCATGGGCAATCGTGACGAAAATTCTGGCGATGGTTACCGCTTCCGTGGTCGTGGATGTATTCAACTCACTGGTCACTCTAATTATTTCCATGCTGGTAAAGCATTGGGTGTTGATTTTGTTACTAGCCCTGACCTTGTGGCTACTCCTAAGTTTGCCGCCCTCACAGCGGGATGGTTCTGGGAAACACATAAACTCAATCCACCAGCGGATGCCCTTGACTACACTAAAGTCACCAAGATCATAAATGGTGGCACGATAGGTCTAGATGACCGCATAAAGCACGTTCAACACGCTCTAGCGGTCTTAGGTTAGTCTTTGTCCAAACTTATGTATAGGACTGCGCCTATCACTACAACAGCAATGCAGACACCCATACCAAGCAAAACAATGATAGTAAGTAGGCTTTCCATCACTTGACCTTGCTCCTGATTACGTCCTCAAAGCACTTAAAGAGGGTTAGGACTGCACTTACAAAGGCTGGTGCAATCATGCCTGCTACAAAAATTAAGACTTCACTCATAGTTTTACCTTTAAAACTCGTTGTTGTTTGCCTGACATACCTGCCCTTGTCAAACCCGTATCCTCAATATACCCCTTTTCTAGCAATCCTTTAAATCTTGCCGTGACGCTAGAGTAGGGCTTGCCTGGCAACCTTGCCAACACCTCATCTTGGATACAGCCATCAGGGAATGTAGCAATAGTCTCGTAAACCAACTGTTCTAGGCTAGTTGTATTGACACCCTGTGCCGCTTGTTTACTTGTCGATGGCGAGTCTTTCCTTGCCAACTTAAACGCTGGTGAACCAAAGAACTTTTCTACTTCACCACCAAACCATGTTTTGTCTAATAAACTCATTTGAGAACTCCTGTTAAAAACCATATCAACTCCTGTTAAAAATTGGGTGGAGGTACTCGCTACACCGACATTTGGGAGTCCAAACCTGTTGTGTCAGCATCCGCTTTCCCTCCGATATTCACATATCAAAAAGGCACATCCTCTAAGTCACGACCTTCTTTTGTAGTTCCACCTTGACCATAAGGCACTTTTCCTGTGGGCGGTTGCGCCTCTTTTGGAGACAATGCTAACCCCATAAATTTACCTGTTTTGCCTTCTTTGATCCAAGCAGATAACCAATATTCATTGCCATCAACCATAACGTTCCCTTTATAGTCTGGCGCACGATCATTTTCTTTTTTGTCATTGCGGAACAAAACCCCGCTGTTATCACGTTTTTCCATATTAACCTTTCAAATCATTTAACTTATTAACTTTGTCATCCACTTCTTTTAAGAACTGAATAACCTCTACTTCTAGTTCGGCAAGGTACGTGTCGTTTTTAGGAACACGCTTGACAAACAACTGAAGTCCCTCTGGCATCCGTGGGTCATAACTCACGAAATCGCACCAACTACGCCCTGTGCAAGCCATCTGCCATTGCATCTGATCATAGTATTTCTTTGCCACTTCCTCGCCCAACAAAGTGCTGATATGGGTGGCTGTTATTGGACACTTGATCTCCAAGCATCCATCATCGCCTATTAAGCCATCAGGAGAGGCGGCAGACATAGCAATCGTTGGATGGTCAATAGCACCTACCTCATCCACCAAAACGCCTGTCTTGCCCTCATAAGCCGCCCTAGCAAAACCTTCATTTTCAATGCCCCACTCCATTGCCGCATTTGTGTAAGACTCTGCGACTTGATTTGTCATGCGCTCGACTACCAACTGAGCCATGTAGTTAGCCCTACTGGTGCTGTAACCTGACTTTGTTTTAGCAACGATGTCAGAAATGCGGGATGCAGTAGCCTTGCCACAGCGTTGAGCAAACCATTCAGGGCTTAATTGTTCTACTTCACTCATGCTATTTCTCCTTGCAGTTCGTATACTTTATTTATTTTTCCACCAACATTAGGATTAACTACTGTTGAATTAACCCAAATATTTCCATGTGGCAAACGCCTGATATGACCTCTGCGTAGATGTTCACGGGGTGACCTATGCGACCCGCCACCCAAGCCTACACCAATGTCTGTACTTGTTCTATTTATGGTCAATACATGGTATTCGTCAAAATCCAATGCCCCCCTTTTCTGCGCCCCTTTGTTTAACTTTCGAGTAGGTAATTTTTCGGTACTTACATTTTTGCAACTCAATGCTTCAAGCAAAGACAAAACAGCCATTATTTCGTCATTCAAATCTATTGCCGCATACTTTTCCCAATCATCGCCATATTTCTTTATTGCAAGACCAGAAAAGTCTTGATAAGCAACTGTCACACCCTCTATTAGGGGCTTATTTATTCCTTCAAGTGGGTTGTGATGTATTGTGACATTATGTTTCTTTGAAACTAGAGCGCCAAAAGGCATAAATAACCATGTTTGTTGTTCTGAAGGAAATTTTGTTTCAACTAAAGAAAATACTGCAATACCAGTATCCTTTTGACAAGCATAAACTATTCGTTTTGGAGCCGCGTTTATAAATTCCTCGCCAAGTATTTCTGATGCCAAGCCATCTCCAACACGCCTACCATCTACTTTTACGCAAAAATACTCAAGAACAATCTCTGGAAATGGCAAATTTAACTTTTCAGGCAACGCTCTTAAACCTGAATCAAAAATCTGCCCACCATTAGGCATAACAAACTTTTCTGCCTTTACTGCTCTATCACACACCCAATCAATTACTTCAATAAATCTTTCATTGCCTTTTCTGTTTAAAGAGGCTTGTATTTGAGGTATTGCTTTTCGTAAGAAGTTCATTTCAGCCCCTTCTTCTTAGCATCCTTGGCGGCAATCATCTTGGTTTGCCATGCCTTGTTGCCATCGCAATCCGCAAATGCCCTGATATAAATATCTTTTAGATCATCAAGGGTTGTAGTGGCTTCAATGGCGGCAATGTAGTCAAGCATCTTGCCCTCATCAGGCGCACCCTCATCGCTCTCACCTTCAGGCAAATCTTCACCCGCATAGATGTATAACGAGAGTCCATGCAACGCTAATGCCTTGGTCATGCAACGCATGATGGCTGTATTGACTGCAAATGCGTCTGGGTTAGGGATTGCTTTGTTGCGATAGTCCATCACAGGAAGTTGGCAAGTCATTGGTTTGCCAAACAATGTGACTGTTACAAACACCATCGCTGTGCCATTAATGTCCATGAAGCACTTGCCATCAAACATTTCTATTTTGTAGATTGCTTCTGGGTCTGCTTTCAGGGCTTCTGCCCATGCCCACGCCCAAGATAAATATGTTAATCCGTTCTTGGTTTCTGTATGCTCGTTGACGTTTGTCTTGAGCATTGCTAACACTTGTTCACTATTCATCATTAACTCCTTTTTAAATATTCACTATGTTTAACTTGCTGTTCACCTATCCAATGACTGAGCATAACCAGATCATTCTGAATTGCACTTATGTCTTGGATGAACCCATCATACTTCTTGTTCAAGCATTTTTTATCTAGGGTTTTCACCGATTGTTCTATCCTCATTAGTATGGTTGAGTAGTCGTTCAAAAGTATCTCCAAAGTGCGTATGCGATCATGCTTATGACAGCAATGAGTCCAAACAAAACTGGTATGTCGTGTATGTTGGGTGCGCTGTAAAACGGCCCTTCAATAAGGTTTTCGTTCACGTAATCTTTTGGGTAGGCTTCACGCAAAGAACGTGAAAACATACGGGTTGTTGGGTTGAATTCATCCATTTAATATCTCCTGTGCAATTTGTTTTTGGTCATTGGGAAACAAGTATTTGAACTCTACAAAGTGGTTTTCAAAGCAACAAGTAATCTTCTCACCTTGTGGCTCTAAGCAATAACAACAGTAGTAGACATTCTCTTCATCTTCATAGATGGCTTGTAGTTCGTCTTTGATTTTCATTTGGCCTCCAGAACTTTGATACGTTGCTCAAGTTTGGCAACCAAGGCTTCTAGGTCTTTGATGCGGTCTAACAGCATATTTTGGTATGTGTAGTCGCTCTTGCGGTATGGGGCTGTAATGCCCACAGTAGGTCTATCCATCATTAACTCCTGTTTTAAAAAATATTAACTTTTCATCGCTCTCACAAATGCGGCATAACTAGCGGCTGTATCACCAAAGGGTAACTTAGCCAACTCGACTGCCACCTCCTCCAACACATCATTACGCAACAGTAATGGGTCATTACTTGTTTGTAATGTGCGTAGATTCTCTGTCAAGTCCCTGACCAATGCTCTCTGAACTGTTCCATCTGTAACACCAGTAGCCACTTTGCGTTGTTCAGCAAGGTATGACATATTTCTGATCTGGTCAGTTACATCAAACTCTAGCAAATCAAAGGCTTCGTCAAGTTTGTCGTTCATTCTCTCACCCTGATAGTGTCAACAATGTTTTGGGCTAGTCGTATGTCTTTAATCATGTTAAACAACAAAGAACACACAACATCTCTCTCATGTTCAGCACCTAAGTCAAATGCGTTTGCCATGCCTGTAACTGTATTCTCATTACAAGCCGCCATTCTCAAGTGCGTGATCATCTCTGCTTTAGTCAAAACAAGTCTCCCATTCTTTGTGCCAGTTCGTTGTTATATCTCGCATTTCGTCCATTGCTTTGTTTTCACAATGGTTGTATTGCTTGCGGTCAATGTCGTATGTGATGTGCTTATCGTCCTCATCAAATACGGCAAAGTCAATTTCGTAGTCATCGCTGTGGTCAGCATCGAGTTCATCTTCAGGTGTCAGTATGTCGAAACATACTAAGCACTCGCCAATGCCCTCCAAGTAGACACAAATCTCATGTTGAAAATCTTTAGGTTTTACCGACATATTCACTCCTTTTTAAGTTGGTGAGAGGATTGTCAAGGATTAAAAAAGGCTTGTGAACTAGGACAAACCCTATGTTGACAAACTAAATTTAGATATAGGATTGCCTCTCAAAAGGAGACATACATGGAAATGAAACAACAACATTATGCAATTCTCAAGAGGTTGCAACATGGCGCATCATCCCTCAAACGCTTTACAGACAAAGATGGAGAAGTCGGCAACCAAGGATTTCATTATCTGCGTTATCTGAACGATCTTCAGAACTTTGGCTATGCCCTAGAGATAGGTGACGTTTGGCATATCACGGGGTTTGGGGTGGCTAAATTGGCAGAACAAAAGCCAAGGATAGCCAAGGAAAGAGTGGCGGCTGGAACTACCACCGAAACATACGATGGGGCTGACCTCAAGCAAAGTAACAACAGAGTGGGTGCATCTGATTTCCTGAAATATCCTAGTAAATTTGGGGACAATCTGGTAATGCCCAGAGTTTCCCTATAATTGTTTGAAACGAGGCTAGGTCTGAAGTCATGAGCAGATCGAAAAGGGTTACACCTTCCCCTGCCTATGTTTCTTCTAAAGGTGCGTAAAAAGGGAAAACTCAATGCACTTCTATCAATTTCATATTGGCGATTACAAGTCGCACACAAGCCATTTAACTCCAATGGAAGACTTGGCTTATCGTAGGCTGTTGGACTTTTACTACCTACACGAAAAACCTATAAAACAACGAGACATTGCTAGACAAATAGGCATGAAGGATTATGAACAAGATGTTCTGACTGTCCTTAATGAGTTCTTTTTGTCCACAGATCAAGGCTTTGTTAACCCAAGGGCTGACAAGGAAATTAAGGAATATTTGAAACACAAAGCAACTTCTGCTTATGGTGCGTTTATTAGAGAGAATCCATCACTTAAACAATATGCTAATAAAGAGTTATATATTGAAGCATATCTTAATAACAATCAACTACAATATATCTCTACATTGGCAATACATCATGCCCCCATCATGTATACATCCACGACACATGATGCAACCAATACCCAATACCCAATACCCATTACCCATATAAATACAGATATATGTCCACCTAGCGGTGAACCAGAGGAAAAGACAGGTTTACCAAAATGTAGTCATCAAGAGGTGATTGACCTTTACCACCAAAAACTGCCTACCCTGAGAAAGGTAGAGGTTTGGAATGATGCTAGGAAAGGTTATCTCAGGCAAAGATGGCGAGATGTATCCCAAGAGTTAGCCATTGAAAAACCAATTAAAACAGAAGATGTGCTTTCTTGGTGGTCTGACTTCTTCACCCACATAGGCCAATCCAAGTTCCTGACAGGCAGAGTTAACGACAAGTCAGGTCGGGCTTTTACGGCTGACCTTGAATGGATACTTAAACCTAGCAATTTTGCAAAGATTATCGAAGGGAAATATCATGGCGTTTAATGGATTTAGGACTAAAAAAGACGAACCCATTGATGACGATAGAAAGTTGTTATGCACAGAGGCTGGGTGCGGTCAAAGATGGACTATTGACCTTGGTAGGCCATTGTGCTCATACCACCAATGGAAAGACGATAAGCCATTTGTGTATGCCCAATATAAGGACTTTGGACAAAAGTATTTTGGTGACCCTAAAGGTTGGGCAAAGAGGATTGTTGATAAACATGAAATGGGACTACCCGTTGCCAAAATAGCCTTGGAATTCGCTAGAGAGGCACTAAGATGACATTAGAAGATGCAAGAAAACACCTCGATAGACTCAGAGAAGGCCACCCCATGCCCGTATCTCTCACAACTGAAGCCTTATACGCAACAGGAGACATTCCTAGAATACCTGACGAATCACTATGCTTTGATGGCAATGAACCCAAAAACGATAGAGCAATCGAGGTGGAGAGCAAAGGAATTGAAAGCAGATTTTCCTATTCTTCCTACCTTGATAGCACAGAGAATCAAGGAATTAAAGAATGAAATGCCCATTTTGTGAAGCATGGACAACAATTAAGGAAAGCAGAGAATCACCTATTTTTGGTTATACAAGGCGCAGAGAATGTGGCAATCAACACCGATTTACAACGCAAGAACGAGTGGTTTCAGATGATGCAATTAAGGAATACAAGCGTTTAAGTATTTTAAAAGCAAGTAAGAAAAAGGTTAAAAAATGACTGTGTTTATAGGGTGCGACCCTGCAAGTGCCACAGGCGCAATAGGTGTTCTTGACTCTCAGGGTAATTACATTGAGTGTTTTATGATTGAACATGAGGATAAGCACATAAGGGCAATGGTGCTAAAAAACGCACTTCTGAGGGCTATTGACCCAAAGGAAGGGGCAGAGATAGCAATAGAAATGCTCTATTCAAGGCCAAATCAGTCATCAAGTGCCATGTGGACATTCGCAAGGGCAGTCGGTGCAATAACCGCTATTTGTGAATTAACTAACTATCCTTGCCACATGGTAAGACCGCAAGTGTGGAAAAAGTTTTATCACATACATGATAAAGATGATTCGCTCGATATAGCCCGAATGTTTTGGCCTGAAGCCCCATTGCGTAGGAAAAAAGACAATAACCTAGCAGAAGCCCTTTTAATCGGGGATTATTGGAGACAGCAAGTAATGGGGTTAAGAGATGCCAAAAGCCCTACAAAATAGGCCAAAATATGACGATATGCACGGGCATTTGTTCAAGTTAACAGAATCGGAACGTCATATTATCAAAACCATTGGAGGCGGTAACTACCATGAGGGCGTAAGAATTTGCATCATGTGGGGCGCACATTTCTACAATCTGGGGCTTAATACTGAGATGGATTTGAAGCACATTGGATTGGTTACAGTTTCCAGCACCGACAATTACCCGCACGAATAGGGTAAATAAGCGATTTAAAGCCCCTACAAGCGATTATTTTGGGCTTGGCATACACACGGAGACACCCAAGGGCTTGAAGGGCTTAAAAATAGGCAAAGAAAAACCGCCCGAAGGCGGTGTTAAGTGAGTGCTTACTAACTTATTCTCCTATTTGATTTACCTCACAATCAAAACAAACATAATCGTTGACAACATCACATTGTTTGCACTCAGGGTCAGGAATCAATTCTTTACCCGATTCGTAAAAAGCAGTTAGTTTGTCGGCTCTATAAGAAAGCCATTCACCGCTGGACATATTTTCTATTTGGTCATAGGTCATGGTTTAGCCCCTAATAGTTTGAGTGTTAAACGTGTTTTTTAGATTAACTCCAAATTCATCATAATCTTCGTCATTTAAGACAACATAACTTGGTGCATCTTCCCGTTCTAGAATTTCTACTTTTCTATTTGTTGCCGCTTGCAATTCAGATGCAACGGCATGAACTAACTCTTTAAAATCATAACTATTAAAGTATTCATCTAAATTGTTAAATGTGGCAAATAGGGCAAAATCCCCATCATCACGGGTAAACCCGATTGAAACTGTTTTCATATTAACTCCTGTTTATTTACGTTTTAAGATTATTTGTAAGATTAGTGCAATAGTTGCAAATATCATGTAACTAATTCCACAATTCTAAATTCCTCAGATGTATAAGGGCTTGCAATATTTCCATCTTGGTATTCCCTTAATTCCTCTTTTAAAAAGTCACTAAGGGCATTTTGTGCATCTTGGTAACTATCGAAAATGGTAGGGATTTCGTTTTCATCTTGGTCATAAGTTGTCCAAGTATTTACCCAATCGTCACACAATGTCAAATGTTGGATTTCGTATTTCATGCGTCTATCTCCTCAGAGTTTTCCTCTTTATATGCGTCAAACATGGATTGTGCTATCTCTCTCCAGTTAACAGCATCTAAAAAGGCCATAGCATAGTCAAATGTAAGCCCCTTAGTGCCTTCCATTTCTAGGATTTCAGTAGCATATTCTTTTAAACTATCGGCGGCCTCATAAACTTCCATGCCATCATCAAATTGGTCTAACCATGCGACACCATCAAAAATTTCTAGGTTAACTCTCCAAGTTTCATAGTTAGCCCAACCATTGTAAGTTTTATCAGTCATAGTAACTCCCATTTATATAAACATTAAAAAACCCCATGCCCTAGAATTAAGGCATAGGCCATAAACCCCTAGTTTTAAGGGTTTACAGTCTAAGGGTTAGATTGTTGCAGTTTCAGTCTCTACGGGCTTAACAGTAGGTTTAAAACACCATTGTGGAATTGATACGCCGCCGCCGTCACGCATGGGCATAATAACGCCGATAAAGTTATCAACACCAATGTTAACCAAGGCACTATTGTTACCCCGTTGCAAAATGGAAATAGTAGGCGTTGCGCCCTTTTTGCTCTCTTTTATATCTAACGCCGCTTGGTGAAATGCCAATACGTATTCAGGGTTAAAACTAGCGGGCGCAATATCATCATCTTTTAAGACTAAGGGCAATACCCTATCACAATCGGGAAAATGCCCGTCTAATGCTTGGAATGTTTGTTCACCAGTAGGCGTTATAACGTGTATTTTTACGCCGTCAATAGTGAAATGCAATATTTCATTGGCATTTCTAGCAGTTCCAATAAGGGCTTTTAGTGCGTCATTACCGATAATAACGCTACATTTCTCCCTTGGTGCGTCATCTATCAACAAACGCCCTAGCATATGCCCGTTTGTAGATTCTAGATAAGTGCCCCGATTATTTTGCACTACATGGATACCGCATAGGTAATAACGTAGGTCTTTAGTAGAACTAAAACGATTAAGGGCTTTTAACTCTTTACGCATAACTGAAAATTTCATATTGACACCTATTAAAAAACCCTAGGGAAATTCCTAGGCCACTAACCCCTAGTTAAAAGGGTTAGCAGTCTAAGTGATTAAGCGTATGCGGGTTTAGTAGGGTTTGCAATTACCTTATCAATGGCATCAACAAAATGGTCACCACGGAAAGAGTTAGAACCAAATTCAATATTTGATTCGCAAAGCAGCGAGACATCAAAAACTGCAATTCTAGGATTCTGGAAACCCTCGCCCTCATCATCTGCAAACCTAATGGCAAGCATACGGGTTGTGCCCTCATTGTCTATTTTGTCAAAAATAACACAATTAAAGGGTTCTCCACAAACCCCATTCCTATGATATGCAACACTAATTGGATTGATTTTCATAATTAACACCTATTAAAAAGTTAAGACATCAAAGTAAGACAATAGCAAAGTTACCCATGCTATACAAAAAACAAGGCCACCAAGGGCATCAAATAAAAATTGTCGCATTGTTAACACCTATTAAGAATTTTTAGCCAATAGATTAAAAGATTTTAGGTAATCTCTAGCACCTTGGTAAGTATCGGCCATGATTTTGTCGCATAGTTCACCATTTTTATACAGTTTGACAATGTAGTAACCATTGTGTGCGATACGCTCAAACGTAGTGTAATTTCCGTTTTTTTGTTCAGTAATTTTCATTTGTAACACCTATTAAATTAGTTGATTGAGATTGATAGTTTAGGGATTGTTAGCCCCTAAACAATAGGGATAAACCCTTGTTATCGGTAAAAATAAGATTGTGCATTTTGTATACAATCTCTAGGGTTAGCCCCATAATATTTTCTACCAGTAATATAACCAGTTACAAACCAGTAACCAGTAATCGGGCATTTTGTAGGTTTCATTAATTGCCCCTATTAGACTTTATTAGCCCATTCAAGGCCACTAGGTGTAGCATGGTAAACATGACAATCATAGTCATGCGTTAAAAATCCATGTTTTACCAGAGTATCCATAATTGAATTGAACTGGTTAAGACTAGCCCCATGCCCCATTAGTGCACTATAAATAATGCCACTAGGTGCACCAGTAGGGCTTAGATTAGCCGATTCAATAATACCCTTACCTATGCTTTGCAATGCTTTAATTTGTTGATTAGTCATGTAACACCTATTAAAAAAAGATTGATTAAAACCCTAGATTGTGAAACCTAGGCCATAAACCCCTAGAGTTAACCAAGGGCTTACAGTCTATGCTTTACTGAATAGAATCAGTTTGTGAAATATGGAAAACCGATACTGGTCTAACTAGTTTGCTTGGTTTACCCGTTTGCTTGGATTCTGTATCTATCCAAGTTACGCACTTAACACCAGTCTCACCCCTACGCACTTGCCTACCAAGGGCTAACCAAGCATTGTATGTAAACACGTTTTCTCTAGGTTTAATCTCTAAGGGATTGATACCCTTATCAATAAAGCCCTTAATTATTGTCGGATAGTTGATTAGAGAATCGCCATTTTTAGCACGATTAAGGGATTCTAGAGATTGTGTTTGTTTATCCATATTGACACCTATTAAAAATTGATTGATTGATTGTGAGATTAAATTCTAAGGGTTAAAAAACCCCTAGAAAATAGTGATAAACCCTAGGTTAGTTATCAAACACTAGGTCAAAATAATGACGTATTCCATCACTATCTTTAAAAGTGCATGGATTCACTGCTTCTAGAATAATATCCGCAAGGGTTTCACCCATGCTTCCATCACCACTTTCACTGCCTAGATAAACTGCATCACTAGGGATTGATTCATAACTAGAAAATTGTTTCATGATTGACACCTATTAAGTTAGTTAAAAACACACTAGATTAAATAACCTAGTGCTATAAATATAACGCCTAGGCCACAATAAAGTAACTAGGATAAACCCTAGGTTATCTCATAATCTTTTCTATCAGTCCCACTATATTGATAGTCAATTACTATTGTAATACTTTCTTACTTATACTTGGATTGTATGCAATAGGTGTATACAGTTTATAGAGTATTACCATTATGGTGCATGACTTCCATATGCGAGTAATTCTCATTTGCATTTACCTAATGCTAACGATTCTCATTTGTATTACAAGTTAGTGAGTGCTCACTTACCATTAAGTTAGTATCTACTAACCTGCTTAGTTAGTGTGTGCTTACTTCGCATAAGTTAGTTAGTGCTTACTAACATACAAGTTAGTGGTTGCTAACATCTAAGTTAGTTAGTGCTTACTTATGTATGGGGGGGAGGGGGTAGTCGTGCTGTGTAATATTTGTGGGAGCCTCCTCCCCACAAGAAAAGGTAAATTAGCCTTTTTCAGATAAGACTAGATAATTAGTAGGGGTGGTAGGTAAGCGGTAAGGGTGGGACTTAAGTTTCATTTGGGCGCAAGACGGCTACCCGATGCTTGAATGGGTTTTTTAAGAGATTAACAAAAGGCTGATTAGAGTGTCTGCCACTTAGGAAGAGCCTACTTCTAGGCTATGTCTGGGTTTCAAGCCAGCGTTCCAAGCGGTCATCACAGGGGTTTACAGGATTACCCTCTGTGGAGTCGGGTAGCAGAACCGACACTCATTCTGGTTAACACCTATTGACGAACACATCATATTAGAAAATGAATCCAGTATCAAGGGCTTTCATCATCTTGTTTGTCTTTTTCTTTTGTTTACGCTTTTCCCGTCTGATAGACAAGGGATTTGAAAGATTCTTTTTCTCTATTGCCAAACCTAGTGCTTGGTCAGAGACTGAGCCTTTCCAATGGTGGATGGCTATGGCTAGGCGTTCTCGTCTGCGGATAGTTGCCTGTTCTTCTGGAGACAATTCTATGGACATAAAAAAGCCCTTTAGGTGTGGCATAGTCGCACCCCCGAATAAACGAGGCTATACCACTTCTAAAAGGCTTTACTTGGTGCGATCAAGTGGTTCTAGTATATCAGGGATTACCCTATTGTTCAACAAATAAATCTAGTTCATAATACGATGCACAACTTATTGTCAAGGAGCAATGTATGCCAAAAGGTTTCCCCAAGCGTGGTGATGAACTTATGCCTCTAGAGGGTGGTATGAGTGGTAGCGGTGGCGGTGTTACAAGATTAGCAAAAGAACTTGTGGGCGGTGCAGGCATTGCTGGCGGTATGTATGGTATTGGGAAATACGATAGAAACGTAACAAAAGAAGCAGACAAAATGAGAGAAGAAAGTAGAGAGATAAACAGTCGTGCTCAATACGAACATGAAAAAGAGGCTGGTGACCCTAACGCTGTAAAACTATCATTTGAAGAGTGGAAAAAGTTGTAAAAACTCGTGGTAGGCCAAAGGGGGCTACCAACAAACAGTTCTCCCTTACCAGTTATGCTGATAAGCCTGAACTCATCACCCTTCCTAAGACTGAGACTGCTCAACTTAAAGAACTAAAGAACCTCCTGATAAACAGCGCAGGTTCTAGAGTTGTCCACAAAGCAGTAGAGATAGCCCTTAATGACGAACACCCTGCCCAACTAGCCGCCATCAAACTCTGTATGGACAGAATGTTGCCAGTCAGTATGTTTGAGAAAGAAGGCAAGTCCCGTAGTGCCGTAACCATCAACATTACTGGAATAGGCGAGATTTCACATGGTGAGACTATTGATGCACAAGATATAGAGGTTAAAGATGAGTGATCTGAACTTTAGCCTACTACCTTGGCAAGAAGAAGTCTTCAAGGATAAGACTAGGTTTAAGGTAATTGCGGCTGGTAGGCGGTGCGGCAAGTCCCGTATGGCGGCTGTCACCCTACTTATTGAAGCACTCAAATGCCCTTCTGGTTCTGCCGTTCTTTATGTTGCGCCTACCAATGGTCAGGCTAGACAGATTATTTGGCAAGTCCTGATGGAGTTGGGTAGAGAGATTATCCAAAACGCCCACATCAACAACCAAGACATCACAACTATCAATGGGGCAACCATCTATGTTCGAGGTGCTGATAGACCTGACACCTTACGGGGTGTGTCCCTTACCTATGCCGTACTAGACGAGGTAGCAGACATTAAGCCTGAAGCATGGGAGCAAGTAATCAGGGCTTCTCTGTCAGACAAAAAAGGCAGAGCCATGTTCATTGGTACGCCAAAGGGTAGAAACTGGTTCTATGATCTGTACAAGTTAGGGCAGTCTGAAGATGATGCTGATTGGAAGTCTTGGCACTTCACTACCAAAGATAACCCCTTGATCGACCCAACTGAGATTGAGTCAGCCAAGAAAACCTTATCTACCTTTGCTTTCAAGCAAGAATACATGGCTAGTTTCACCAATGCTGGTAGCAATGTGTTCAAGGAAGAATGGATTAAGTACGGGGAAGAACCTCAGTATGGCAGTTACTACTTAGCCATTGACTTAGCAGGATTTGAGGAAGTTGCCAAACAAGCGGCTAATGCTAAGAAAAGACTAGATCAGACTGCTATTGCTGTGGTTAAGGTAACGGATGATGGCAAATGGTTTGTCAAAGAGATTGTGTTTGGTAGGTGGGACATCCGTGAGACTGCGGCAACCATCCTAATGAAGATGAGGGATTACAGACCTTTGGCTGTTGGAATTGAGCGAGGTGCGCTAAAAAACGCAGTTTTGCCTTACCTTTCTGACTTAATGCGTAAAAATAATGTATATTCGCATATAGTTGACTTAACGCACGGCAACAGGAAAAAGGCTGACAGAATTATCTGGAGCCTCCAAGGTCGCTTTGAGCATGGCCGCATCATCTTGAACAGCGAAGAGGATTGGGATGAATTTAAAGATCAACTTCTTTTATTTCCCGCCATTGGAGTGCATGATGACTTGCCAGATGCTTTGTCATATATTGACCAGTTAGCCGTGACTTCTTACTTTGAGGATGTTGAAGAAGATGAGTGGGAGCCAGTTGACATAATTTCTGGAGTGTAGCGATGGCAGATAGCACCATACTTGGATTGTTCTCAGACTTTTTTCCTAAAATGCTTGGGGCATCTCCATTTGGTGTTAGATATAGCGAGACAGTTCAAGACCAGTTTGCGCCTAAACGCTATGGTTATTTTGGTGCTATCCCAAACAAAGATGGTGCGCCAATAACTGAGTTATCTTCTTCATTTGAGTTAGATGGCAAAACAATTCGTCATCCTTTAGTTGTGCCGACATTGACAGCAGAGGAGATTTCCCTCTTACAATCGGGCAAAGAACCGACACCAAGTATTTATGATAAAGCACAGGCATGGGCTATGAGTAGGATACAAAAAGGGCAAGACACATTTGCTACTACACAAGATGTCCGTTTTCCAGTACCAGATCTAAATCCTATGTATCGTGACCCTTTTGCTGACACTACAAGGTAATCTATGGCAACAGACAAAGAAGTGAAGATCGAAAACGAAGGTGGTTACGATGAGCCTACACAGGCTGACAAAGACTTAACTGCCTTTGTTGTTGACCATTGTGATCGTTGGCGTGATTACAGAAATACCAACTTCCTTCCCTATTGGCTAGAGTACGAGCGCATCTTCCGTGGTGAATGGGCAGTAGAAGACAAAACCCGTGAATCAGAGCGTAGTCGAATTGTTACCCCTGCCACCCAACAAGCAGTTGAGACTCGCCATGCTGAGATCATGGAAGCAATCTTTGGTCAAGGCGATTTCTTTGACATTGAAGACAACATCCAAGATGTCAATGGCAACCCCATAGATGTGGAGATGATTAAGCGTCAACTCACAGAAGACTTCAAGAAAGACAAGATCAGGAAAGCCATTGATCAGATTGAACTGATGGCTGAAATCTATGGCACAGGCATAGGTGAAGTTGTGGTGATGACTGAGACAGAGTATGTCCCATCTACTCAGCCAATCCCTAACCAGATGGGGCAAGCGGCTATTGGAGTGTTAGAGAGAGAAAGAATTTCTGTCAAGATTTCTCCTGTAAATCCAAAGAACTTCTTGTTTGACCCCAATGGTGTTTCTGTTAGCGACTGTATGGGTGTGGCGATTGAGAAATATGTCTCTATCCACAAGGTTGTCCAAGGCATTGAGGCTGGTATCTACCGCAAGGTAAACATCACCACTACTGGTGACGATTCTGACCTTGAGCCTACCCAAGAGGTAAGCCAATACCAAGATGAGAAGGTTCTTCTCCTGACCTACTATGGTCTTGTCCCACGGGAATACCTTGAGAATCTAGAAGAAAATAAAGACATTGTTGACCTTTTCCCAGACAATTCTGAGGCAGATGAGTATTCTGACTTGGTAGAAGCCATTGTTGTAATTGCCAATGATGGGCAACTGCTAAAGGCTGAAGCGAATCCTTATATGATGAAGGACAGGCCAGTTTTAACTTATCAGGATGACACAGTACCAAACAGATTGCTAGGCAGAGGCACAGTAGAAAAAGCGTTCAATATGCAAAAGGCTATTGACGCACAGACTCGTAGCCACTTAGATTCCCTTGCACTTACCACTAGCCCCATGATTGCTATGGACGCTACTCGTTTGCCAAGAGGAATGAAGTTTGAAGTAAAGCCTGGCAAGGCAATCCTTACCAATGGCGCACCTTCTGAGATTCTTTATCCCTTCAAGTTCGGTCAAACTGACCCCAACAACTTGGCTACGGCTAAAGACTTTGAGCGTATGTTGTTACAAGCAACGGGAACATTGGACTCCCAAGGCATGATCAGCAATGTGGCTAGAGATGGTGGTCAAGGCGGTATGTCTATGGCTGTTGCTTCTATCATCAAGAAGTACAAGCGCACTTTGGTGAACTTCCAAGAGGATTTCCTAATCCCGTTCATCAAGAAGGCGGCTTTCAGGTTCATGCAGTTCGATCCAGAGCGTTACCCCTCTGTTGACATGAACTTCATTCCTACGGCCACCCTTGGAATTATCGCCCGTGAGTACGAGCAACAGCAGTTTATTGGGCTTTTGCAGACGCTTGGCCCGAATACTCCTGTCTTGCCTGTGATTTTGAAAGGCATTTTGGCTAACTCAAGCCTATCTAACAGGATGGAACTGATTGCAATGCTTGAACAGATGGGTCAACCTGACCCACAGGCACAACAAATGCAACAAATGCAACAACAATTGGCAATGCAAGCGGCTCAAGCACAGATTGCGGTGCAAACTACTCAGGCAGAACAGAATAGGGCAGAGGCTACCAAGTTAACTGTCGAGGCTCAGTTGATGCCACAGGAAGTTCAAGCCAAGATGAGTGCGTCTTTGACCAAGAATCTACCCAATGAGGCTGATGCTAATCAGAGGGAGTTTGATAAGAGAGTGAAGATTGCTGATTTGATGTTGAAAGAGGCTGACATCAAGAATAAGAGCAAGATTGTCGAGTTACAGATGGCAGACAAACTCAATTCTCAGTCCCAAGTTAAGCAAGACTTCCTTACTAAACTGACAAATGGCTTAAATAATGGCTAATATCAAGGAACTTATCCAAAGCATTGAGTCAACAGACTCATCTTTTGATGAGAAGTTAGAAGCCATCAATAAGATGGAAGAAACCTTGGTGGCTATGCGCCAACAAGAGGAAAAGGCTGTTCAAGACAATGTAGATTTGATAGTTGAAGCCATCAAAGTGATGGAAACCAAGGTCACAAAACAACTAGAGGTTGCCAAGTCAATTGTTCCTGAAAAGGGTGACAAGGGAGACAAGGGCGATAAGGGTGCTGATGGTCGGCAAGGCATAGACGGCAAGAATGGGCAAAATGGTCGGGATGGAAAAGACGGGATAGACGGAAAAAATGGTGTTTCTGTCTCAAATGCTCAGATTGACTTTGATGGCTCATTAGTTATTACCTTGTCTACTGGTCAAGAGATCAATGTTGGGGAGGTAGTTGCTCCTGACTTAGCAGAGAAGATCAAGGTTATCAGCACTATGTCCACCAATGGGGCGGTGGCTATCCTAGACGAAGGCACAAGCATCACAAGTGGTGTTAAGAAGATAAATTTTGTTGGCGCATCAGTTACAGCTACAAATTCTGGTGATGATGTAACTATCAATGTCAGTTCTGGAACAGGAACAGTTACAAGCGTGGCTTTATCGGGTGGCACGACAGGATTGACTGTTACTGGTAGTCCAATCACCACAACTGGCACTATTACCTTGGCTGGTACTCTTGCAGTTGCCAATGGTGGAACGGGTGACACAACTGCATCAGGTGCTAGGACAAACCTTGGATTGGTCATTGGTACGGATGTTCTTGCCCCAACAGGTTCAGCGGCATCCCTTACAGCATTTCCTACATTTAACCAAAACACCACAGGAACTGCGGCCTCCACTCCTAAGTTACTGACTACAAACTTTACAATTGAAGAATCAGGTGGCAAGTTGCTGTTTAAATATGGCGCAACTACAATAGCCTCAATGTCTTCAACTGGAGTAATTACTTCAGCAACTAATATTATTGCAAATGGAACACCATAAAGGAAAAATATGGCAACGACAGTAACCCTAAAACCTAATGCGATTGACCTCTCTGGCTCGACTTCAGGGACAACCACATTGCAAGCAACTGCGGTGGCTGGTACTACCACCATCACACTTCCTGCGGCAACCGACACCCTAGTTGGTAAAGCAACCACAGATACCCTGACAAACAAGACCCTGACCACTCCTGTAATCAGCACAATATCTAATACAGGAACTATCACTCTACCAACTAGCACCGATACCTTGGTGGGTCGTGCTACTACTGATACTCTGACAAACAAGACCCTGACTGCTCCCACACTTGCATCTGCCAACATAACAACTGCGCTAACGCTAACTGGTGCATCTGGAACTAATGGTCAGGCGCTGACCTCTGGTGGCTCTGGTAATGCTCCTACATGGACAACAATTGCGGCAAGCCCAGGCGGTTCTACCACTCAAGTTCAGTACAACAACGCTGGCGCATTTGCTGGCATATCTGGTGTAACAACTGATGGCACAAGAATAACTGCCTCCACTACTATTGCGGTTGGTGGTGCTACTCCTTCTACTAGTGGTTCTGGCATTACTTTCCCAGCGACATTCTCTAACTCAACTAACGCAAACACGCTAGATGATTATGAAGAAGGAACATTTACATTAACATTAAGTGGTTGCACAACAGCACCAACAGCAACCTGCTATTACACAAAAATTGGCAATCAAGTCAATGTTTGGTCTGGCGCATCTGCTGGTACTAGTAACGCTAATTTTTTAAGATTTACTGGTGTACCCGCAGAACTTGTGCCAAGCACAATTTATGGTTATGGGAACTCTAATTGTACAAATGCTGGAACTTCATATCTTGGATTTTTTACTTGTACTACTACTAGATTTGATATTTTTTATGATGCCGCACAAAACAATTTTACGACTTCTGGTGGTAAAGGGGCTACCTCAATTTATGGATGTTATACAACTGCATAAGGAAAAACAACATGGCTAAATCATTTGCATTTGAAACAATTACGCTTACATCAAACGGGGAAATATTCCTAAAGATGCAAAAAATGTCATCTGATGGTGATATTTTGGGTAAACACTATGTATGTTTTTATCCTGGCACAGACCCAGAACAAACCGCAACCGATGCAAACACATCTATTGGTGAATTAGGCTTTGGTCAAATACCAACAGATTTTGTATCAAGAGTTAAGACGATTGCACAATCCGCATGGACAGATGCAGTTATAGCCGCTTATCAAGCATCTCAACAAGGGTAATAAATGACCCCTGAACTGCAAAAATACTACGAAGCCCGCTTTGACACTATGGCAACAGAGGGGTGGAAAGACTTAATGGAAGATATTGACACAATGATTGAATCATTGAACAATATCAGTACAATCCCTGACGAAAAGTCCTTGCAATTCAAGAAGGGCGAATTGTCAATACTCACATGGCTGAGAACCTTGAAAGAGGTCAGCGAGAGAGCATTTGAGGAATTGAATGAAAAGACTATTTGATTTTGCCTGTGAAAACGGGCATAAAACTGAGAGATTCTGTGATTATGAGACACGGGATTTCTTATGTGAGTGCGGAGCAACAGCCAACCGACTCATAAGCGCACCTAACTTCAAGTTGGAAGGGTGGTCTGGTTCTTATCCATCAGAGCATGGGAAGTTCGAGAAGAAACACCTTGACAGACTGAAGTGGGAGCAAAGCAACAACTTGTAAAAAGTGCAAGTTAAATGTCCTGAGAACGATAAACACGCAGGAAAAGGAAAAATATGTTGATTGATAATGAAGATGAGTTGCCAAGTGAGTTAGACGTAGTTGAAGAACAACAGCAAGCAAAACTACCTGAACCAGAACAACTTTCAGACGTTCCCAATTTCTATCGGGATAAAAGTCTAGAAGATGTTATCAAGATGCATCAAGAGGCTAACAAGTTAATTGATCGTCAAGGGAAAGAAGTAGGCGAAATTCGTAAACTAGCAGATGAACTTATAAAGCAGAACCTCAGTTCTAACAAACAACCTATTAAAGAGGAAGCACCAGAAGTAGACTTCTTTGAGAATCCAAAAGAGGCAATTCGTCAAACTGTCGATAACCATCCAGATGTGGTAGCGGGACGCCAAGCGGCTCACGACTTCAAAAGGATGCAGATTCAGCAAAAGTTAATGCAAGAGCATCCCGACTATGGTCAGGTTGCATCAGACCCAGACTTTGCAAATTGGGTGAAATCTTCACCTATTCGCATAAATCTGTTTGCCAAGGCTGATGGTGAGTTTGATTACGATAGTGCAAACGAATTACTTACTACTTATAAACAGTTACGTGGCGTGAAGGCGAAACAAACGAGTGATGCTGGTGAAGCAACTCGCAAGACTAACCTGAAGGCGGCGGGTGTTGATGTAGGTGGTAGTGGTGAATCAGGAAAGAGGGTTTATAGAAGGGCTGACCTTATTCGGCTGAAAATGACCGATCCGAACAGATACGAAGCCTTGAGTGACGAGATCATGCAAGCCTACGCTGAAGGTCGGGTCAAATAATTAACTTATCGCTTTTTGGAGATTTATCATGCCTTTAGGTACAAATAATGTGACAGTAACGACAGCGGCAACGTTCATTCCTGATATATGGAGTGACGAAATTGTTGCGGCTTATAAGAAGAACCTCGTTCTTGCTAATGCGGTAATGAAGATGTCTTTTAAGGGCAAGAAGGGCGATGTGGTTCATATCCCCGCCCCTACCCGTGGTTCTGCCGCTGCAAAGGCGGCTGGTTCACAAGTAACTTTAATTGCGGCAACAGAGACCGAAGTTCAGGTAGCAATTGACAAACACTACGAATATAGCCGTTTGATTGAAGACATCGTAGAAGCACAGGCTTTAAACAGTTTGCGTAACTTTTACACAGCAGACGCTGGTTATTCTTTGGCTAAACAAGTCGATACTGATTTGATCCAATTAGGTCGTGCCTTCAATGGCGCAACTGTGGGAACAAATGATTATGCGACAAGCAATACAACTACCAAGGCTTTTATTGGTGGTGACGGCACTACTGCTTATAACAGCACAAGTAGCAATGCTTCTGCATTAACAGATGCCGCTATCCGCAGAACCATCCAACGCCTTGACGACAATGACACTCCTATGGATGGTCGTTTCTTTATTATCCCACCCTCAAGCCGTAACACATTGATGGGTCTTGCCCGTTATACAGAGCAGGCATTTGTGGGCAATGGAGATGCAATCCGCAATGGTGAAATTGGTCAACTCTATGGTATCCCTGTGTTTACCACTTCAAATGCTGATACTGGTGCTGGTAACTCCACCACAGACCGCATTTGCTTGATGGGTCATCGTGATGCTATGGTTTTGGTTGAGCAAATTGGTGTTCGTTCACAAGTGCAATACAAGCAAGAATACCTTGCTACATTGTTCACTTCTGACACTCTGTATGGAGTGAAGGCAGTTCGTACAACCGCTACTACTGGTCAGGCTTTGTCCTCTAGTGCTTTTGCTTTGGCAGTACCAGCCTAATTGCAGTTGCGCCCCCTGCCCTAGTGGTGGGGGGACTTTTTTAACTTAATTAGGAGAAATTATTATGGCAACAGCAAGTGCAGTTGTAACACGTAGAGGCAATGACAGTTTTCGGGGTTTATTCTCTGATACTTGGTCAGTTGTTTGTACTTTAAATGCTGGCTCATTAGTTGATGGTGCTGGTGAAACAGATGATGTAACAGTTCCAGGCGTTGCCTTGGGTGACATGGTTCTTTGTGCATCTTTGGCTGTGGATTTGGTTGGTTTGACTGTGACAGGTTATGTCTCAGCCGCCAATACTGTCAAATTCCGCATCCAAAACGAGTCAGGTTCTACAGCAGACTTGGCATCAGCCACTATGGACATTATTATTGTCCGTATGGTGTAAGGATTGGGGGGCTTGTCCCCCCTTTCTTCATTAAGGAATTAAATGGCTTTGTTCAGATGCAATCAATCAGGTAATGTTGTTGAGTTCAGAGATGACTACGACATTAAAACCATGAAAAAACATCCCGAATACACGGAGGTTGATACTTCTGCTGTTGTGGAGGTTGAGCGTAATGATGGAACAAGGCAGACATTAACTTTGAAGAAACCTATGGGTAGACCCCGTAAGGAACAATTGTTATGAGTGACATTGACGCTAGAGATTTTGGCAAGTTAGAGGCACAGGTTGCTTCCTTGCAGACCGAAGTTCACCAATTGGCTAATGATGTCAAGGCTCTCCTTGAGTTGGCAAACAAGTCAAAAGGTGGCTTTTGGATGGGTATGACCATCGCTTCTATGGCTGGTGGCGTAATCACTTTTGTTGCTGGAAAACTACTTAGATAAGGGGAAATCCTATGCCTATGGTCGGAAAAAAGAAGTTTGCTTACTCTGAAAAGGGCGAGAAAGAGGCTAAAGAGTATGGCAAGAAAAAGGGTCTTCCTGTGACCATTATGGTTGCTATTGGAAAGCCCAAAGGTATGCCCCAACGTGGTCAACGTACTGCAACTAACATGATGAAGAAAACAGGTCGTGGTAAATGAAAAAGACCAAAGCACAAGCCAAAATTAGCAAAGTCATGCGTGAATATAAGGCAGGTGATCTGCACTCAGGCAAGGGTGGCAAGGTTGTCAAGTCTCAGAAACAAGCCATCGCAATTGCCTTATCAGAGGCTGGTAAGGCGAAGAAGAAATG